AAGGCATGTCGACCAAGGATCGGCAGTCTTCTAGCATGCTCTACAAGTTTCTGGTGTGGGTAGACTCTAAGAAGAAGCGTAAGGTAAAGATCCGCATCGACAAGTACGATACTTGGAGTGCAGATGCGACCCTCGCGATGATCATCCTCCCGATGCTGAAGCAGTTGAAGGAGTATAAGCATGGTTCCGCAATCGTAGACCTTGAAGACGTGCCTGAAGCTCTTAGGTCAACAAACACCGAGATCTATGAAGCACAATCATCGTTCGACTTCTACGACGAAGCGGTGATCGAAGGAGCTCCTGACATCCATGCACGGTGGAGTTGGGTACTCGACGAGATGATCTGGGCGTTCGAACAGATTCAACCTGATGTCGATTGGGAAGAGCAGTATCGAACAGGTGAGATCGACATGCGATGGAAGAAGACCGAGAAGAGCTACATCGACCCAGAGACAGGAGAAACAAACTTCGTCCACGAGATGGTTCGAGGGCCTGATGATACGTATCAAGCCGACTATGAAGGCATGAAGAAGCATCAAGCTAGGATCGACAACGGCTTTCGGCTGTTTGGAAAGTACTATCAAGGACTGTGGGATTAACATGAACGCTGTCATCTATGACTTTGAAACTCTTGGCCAAGATCAGGCTAAGAGCGCAGTGGTTTCTTTCGCGATGCTTGAATTCTCGATGCCCAGACTCATGAGTGATGTACCATATACGTTCGAGCAGCTCATCGATTCAGCACACGTGATCAAGTTTGATGTGACAGAGCAGCTCGAAAAGTATAGTAGGACCATCTCGAAAGATACGTTGAAGTGGTGGACAGAGCACTCGAGCGAGAAGGCGAGGAACCAACTCAAGCCTTCCCCTGAAGATAGATCAATCTCGGAACTTTACGACTTCATCGACCAGAGGATCAACCTAAAGAACGTTACCAGGACGTTCACACGAGGGAACACGTTTGACCCGATGTTCCTTCAATACTTGATGGAGCAATGCGGTAAGCCGATGCCTTTTCACTGGAGAAGCATCCGTGATACAAGGTCTATGATCGAAGGGATGTCTATCGGGATGGACCTCGACAACGCTTACATCCCATCAGACCTTGAACACAAGTTCATCAAGCATGATCCTGTCCATGATATCGCTATGGACGTGATGAGGATGCAGTACTTGGCTCAAGCTATCTTGCGCTGACACGAGAAACCTCATCTATGGTATAATGGTTTAAACCATGGAGCCAAAGTGAACATCTTCTACCTTCACCCATCGCCTCGAGACTGCGCTAGCATGCATCACGATAAGCATGTCGTCAAGATGATCATCGAGTATGCTCAACTCTTGTCGACCGCACATCGGATGATCGATGGTGAACTCGTAATGGGTCTCACAAAGACTGGTCGCAAGGTTAAGAGGTACCAGCTTCCTGACAGTCGAGATGGTATCCTCTATGCTGCAACTCATGCCAACCATCCATCTGCAAAGTGGACTCGTCACTCAAAGCAAAACTATGAGTGGCTCGCCGAGATGTGGTATGAACTTCTACTTGAATACACCCATCGCTACGGGAAGCGTCACAAGACAGAAGACTTGCTTGAAGAGCTTTGTACTGCTCCGCGCAACATCGAAGACAAAGGGTTCTCTCCTCCTTGGCGTGCGATGCCTGACGACGCTAAGATCGAAGACGACTCGCTCCTTTCTTATAGGAACTACTACGTGACCTATAAGTACAAGATGGCGCGTTGGACCAACAGAAAAGCTCCGGTATGGTTCGAAGATGGGATATATAAACTATATGGAGACAAGATCCATACCGTCTTGAAAGACAGGGATCACAAGTCGATTCAACAACCAACCTACAAAACCAGCAATGCCAACATACTGCTTTAAGAACAAGGATACTGGAGAGGTGATCGAGCGGTTCATGTCGATCACTGCTCGAGAACGATTCTTGCAAGATAACCCACAGTTAGAAACGACCATCTCAGGAGCACCTATGCTTGTTGACTCAGTTCGACTCGGCATCCGAAAGCCAGATTCTGGTTTTCGAGAAGTGCTAAAGAAGATCCATACAAAAACTCCTGGAAGTCAACTAGATAAGACGAATCACTTCTGACGCCCGTAGTGATTCTCTTTGGAGCGGGCGAAACTATATCATGCGTTAGTGACCATTTCGCTCGTATTTTTAGGCGAAACTAAGGAACTAACGCATGTCTAGAAAAGTAGCAGCAACTAAGAGTGAAGACGATGATAAGTACTGCCCAAGGGTAAGTAATACCCTAAAGATCCGTATCGATCATCTAAAGACATTTTCACCTCTGACCGAGAACCAAAGGATATTTTTCGAATCTTACAAGAGAGGAGACTACTTCATAGCACTTCATGGCGTAGCAGGGACAGGTAAAACTTTCTGTGCTCTCTATAAGGCTCTCGAAGAAGTCCTAGACAAGAGTAACCCGTTCAATAAGATCATCGTAGTGAGATCAGCTGTTCAATCTCGCGAGATCGGTCATCTGCCTGGAGACGCTACCGAAAAGATGGAGATCTATCAGCAACCATACCACCAAATCTGTGAAACACTATTTGGGCGTAAAGATGCATGGGATCGCCTCGAAGAACAAGGTCACGTCGAGTTCATCTCTACCAGCTTCATCCGAGGCATGAGTTTTGATGACGCTATCATCATCGTCGATGAGATGCAAAACTTAACTTACGAAGAGATCGATACGGTCATGACACGGGTAGGACATCGTTCGAAGATCATCTGGTGTGGAGACTATCGCCAGACTGACCTAAACAAGAAGAAGAACGACGTAAGCGGGATCTTGAAGTTCTTTGATATCGCTATGCACATGTCAGCGTTCACAAAGATTGAGTTTACTGTCGACGATATCGTTAGATCTAGCTTAGTGAAAGACTACATCATCGCTAAGATCAAGTATGAAGACACCATGGAAGCCTTTGGACAGCTAAAGAAAGTTGCGTAATGTTCAACCATATACATCATGATATCCCAAAGTTGAAGAGGATCGACGCAGAAGATGGCCGCGTCTACGAGACACCGACTGGTAAAAAGTACCCGTCGGTGACCTCAGTGGTAGGCATCCTTGGAAAACGTGAGATAATGGAGTGGCGTGAAAGGGTAGGAGAGGAGGAAGCTAACCGAATCTCTACCCGAGCCACAAAACGAGGGACCGCGATTCATAGCTTGTGTGAAGGGTATCTCAAGAACGAAGAAGTCAACCCAAGCATCTTTGATCTTGAGATGTTTACTTCGATCAAGCCTATCCTCAACAAGATCGATAACGTAAGGTGTCTAGAAACTCAGCTGTTCTCGCATCACCTTAGGGTAGCAGGAACAGTTGACTGCGTCGCTGACTTTGAAGGCAAGATCTCGATCATCGACTTCAAGTCTTCACGTCGGGTTAAGACACGTGACGAGATCGAAACATACTTCCTTCAAACTTCAGCGTACTCAGTGATGTTCGAAGAACTCACCGGGATCCCAATCACTAGGCTTGTCATCATCATGGGTGTAGATAATGACAAGCCGCTAACATTCATCGAGCACCGAGATGACTGGATTGACAAGTTTATCGAGGTGAGACAGGACTACCTCAAACTCTATAAAAAGTGATGAAGAAGAGACTATTAGCCATAGCGGTGTTGCCGTTGGTCATGGTATCAACGCTGAACTCGTATGAGTTTAAACCCTATGAATTTCCGTTAAAGCTTACGAAAGCACAGAGCAAAGAGGTTGAGTGTTTAGCTCTCAACATCTATCGAGAGGCTCGAGGCGAACCCCATCTCGGGATGGTCGCGGTGGCTTTCGTCACGATGAATCGTGTGTTCAACGAAGATTTTCCATCGACCGTCTGTGAAGTAGTTAAGCAAAGGAACAAAACTACATGCCAATTTTCTTGGTATTGCATGAAAGGTTTACCCAATATAAACCCATATAACTACGAATATATAAAAAGGATAGCCACTCTAGTTTACGTAAACACAGATAAGATAAAGGATCCAACAAAGGGTGCACTGTTTTATCATGCAGACTACGTAAAACCTAGATGGAGCTTTCGGATGAAGAAGACTACCACTATCGGTAAACACATATTCTATAGGGATGCATAACTATGATGGAAAAACTAAACCGCGAGTTGAATCAAGAAAATCTACAACACAACTACTTCGTCATCATGGATGAGATCGCCACTGATACGCTGAAACCTGCGATCGAATGGATCGTAGAGGCTAACTTCTCTCAGCAACGACCAGACGTCTTGACTCTCATCTTATGCTCACCTGGAGGTGAACTCGACCCGGCGTTTGCGTTGATCGACATGATGAGAGGATCTTCGATCCCCGTGAGGACCATTGGGCTTGGTCAGATCGCATCAGCGGCGTTGCTTATCTTCATGAGTGGTAAGAAGGGAGAACGCATCCTAACTCCCAACACGAGCGTGATGTCACACCAGTACACGTGGGGAACTTACGGTAAAGCGCACGAGCTCATGGCCACCGCGAAGCAGTTCGATGTCCTTTCCCAGAAGTTGATCAAACATTACAAGAAGTGCACAGAGCTCGACGAAGAGAAGATCCGAAACTACCTCTTGCCTCCTCAAGACGTGTGGCTCAGCGCGCAAGAGTCACTAAAGTTGGGTCTTTGTGACATCGTCAAGGACCTAAAATAAAAAATGTGGTATAATCTCCCTGAAGGAGATTTTTTTATGAACATGATTGACACTGAACTTGAACTCAAGATCTCACAGGCGTCCCGTGAAGGTGACTCCTCTAAGATCATATGGATAAAACACGAGCTTGTCACGAAGCGAGAGATGTTGAATAGATGGTTCGACAAGTATCTCGACCTCTTCAGCGAGAAGATGTCTACCCTTGAAAAGGATGATCCAGTCTGGAAGCTTTACCATAAAAAGTTCTCAGAGTATGAAACTGTGAATCACGCTATCAAAACAGCTAACTACTTCTTGGAGAAGGATCGTGTTTAAAAGTTCATCGGCATTCTCTCTCCACATCGAAGAGTTGGCAGCGACCCTTAAGATCACCCATATGGATGCAGTACTACACTACTGCGAAGAAAATTTCATCGAACCAGATGATATCAAGATGCTGATCAATAAGACTCTAAAAGACAAGATCGAAAATGACATGATCGAAGCTAACATGCTTCCACGAAGGGCTACTCTAGAAATTTCCTAACAGGAGGTATTATGAGCGATCCAGAAACCAAAGAGAAGAGAAGCAGACGTTTCTTGAAGAGTGAATCTATCGTAGAGAAACGTTATCGATTTATCAAGTCTACCAACAAGGGTTTGAAGGAAAAGTACGAGACAGAGAAGCATCGATTGTGTGACTCAACTGGTGTAAACTGTGGAAACTCAAACTGCGTAATGTGCAGTAACCCTAGGAAGATCTTCAAAGAGAAGACCATACAAGAGCAATCATTTGAGCAAGATAGGTTGTGGAACTATCGGGAGCCTCGAGATGAAGATGCGCTGTGATGACATCAATCAAGTCTATGTGTGGGTCGATGTCGATGAGAAACCAGTGAGCCCATTCTTCGACTATGAAGATGATGCGATCATGTGGAAAGAGATGAAAGAAGCAGGAAAAGACAGAGAAAACGAATGACAGGATACGAAGCTTATAAGTACTACCTCGCGCTGAAGCTCCACTTCACCACAGATAAGTACGACGTATTTGAGCAGAACGGACGGGTGTTCTGTAAGAAAGAGTCGTTCGGCAAACGAAACGACAAGATGCTTTTTGAAAGGATGGCAGCCAAGAAGCCTACACCACGAGAGTTCATTGACTTCTGTGTCGCAAACTTTGCGCACTATAACTTACAGATGATGTATGATCAGAGTGAATCTGAAACCATCCACAAGTCTTGGGTCACAAACAAAGAGAAGCTTACCTACCTTTTCATGCAGCAATGCAGCGCGATAGAAAGGGAGTGTCAAGGTAAGGATCCATTCAAGGTAGTCAACGGGGTTCCTCCTCTCATGTCTATGTACTTGAGCGGAGAAGTTGGGATCGAAACGATGTCGATCTTGAACACCTTCGAAGGGTATCTCCAAAAGTGGGGCGCCCTTTCATTCCTCTGGGGCACTCAATTCAGGACGATAAATAAGATAAAGAAATTTGTGAAGTTTGATTATAATAGACTACACAGCATCTACACCAACACACTAAAGGACAATTCGGAAGAACCTGATCATGGGACGAACATTTCGCCAAGCACGTGAACATGACGATGACTCGTCAAAGGGCAAAAAGACTTCTAAGCATTCAAGGAATATTCCCGGAAAGGGGATGAGGATCTTAAATGAACCTGAAGATTTATACGATGATCTTGATGATGATCTAGAGTATGAATACAACGACGATACTACGCAATACTACGCAAACAGGAGAAAATAAGATGGATATCGCTACACTGCGCAAGATGAGAAACACCGACTTCGGCAAGATCTCACAACAATTTGAAAATATCGCCAACCCGAAGAGTGAAAGTAACTCGTATACCGACACTCGGTTCTGGAAGCTCGATCCAGATAAGGCTGGAAACGCTTCAGCTACCATTCGCTTCCTACCTCGCACTGAAGGGGATGACCTTCCATGGGTCAGCATCTTCTCTCACGGGTTTCAAGGACCTACAGGCAAATGGTACATCGAGAACTCATTGACCACGATCGGTGAACCTGATCCAGTTGGTGAACTCAACTCAAAGCTGTGGAACTCTACCACTGACGACAACGCACCCGCTCGGAAACAAGCTCGCGCTCAGAAGCGTAAGCTGTCTTACATCGCTAACATCCTCGTGATCAGCGATCCTAAGCATCCCGAGAATAACGGTAAGGTCTTCCTCTTCAAGTTCGGGAAGAAGATCTTCGACAAGATCATGGACAAGGCTCGTCCTACCTTCGAGGAAGATGAACCTCTCAACGTCTTTGACCTTTGGGAAGGTGCTGACTTCAAGCTTCGTCAAAAGAAGGTTGAAGGCTATCCTAACTACGATCAGTCTGTGTTTGAAAGTAAGTCTCCTATCTTTGGTGGAGATGAAGACAAGATCCTGAAGGTCGTGAACTCTCAGCATAAGCTCTCTGAGTTCCTTGATCGCAAGAACTTCAAGTCTTACGAAGAGCTATCTCGTAAGCTTGCTATGGTCTTGAACACCGAAGAAAAGGTGACAGCATCTCAAAGGACAGTTGCGGTTGAGAAGGATGAAGAAGAATTCGTCCAAGAGGTTAAGAAGCCTACTCAGCAAGTTAAGGTCTCGAGACGAGTAGAGGAAGAGGATGACGATGATGCCATCAGCTTCTTCCAAAAGCTAGCTAACGAAGCTTAAGAAAAAGGGGGACTTAGTCCCCCTTGTTGTATCAGAATACGACTGCTCTTCTATCCATATATCGGTTAAGAGCGCTATCTTGGTTTCGTAACGGGACTGGAGCCACTATATTCTGTCGGTTATTAGCTACGTTTGTTGTAGCAGCGTTCACGACCACTGGAGCTTGTTGAGCATTTGCATCCATCTTCATCTGGTCATTGCGCACAGACTTATCATAGACATTTTGTGATAACCCTGGAAGAGGCGATACTGTGGGTTTAGAAAGTTCTTTGTACTTAGGATCTTTTAATAGATCTGAAGCTTTTGCGTACCCGACGTCTACCTTCCATTGATCCCACCGAGTAAGCTTTTGGTAATCTGCGTCTTCCTTTAGTATCTCAACCGACGAACTGATATCTTTCTTTTCGTCTGAAGAATTCTTGAGTAGTCTAAACGCTCTGTTAGATATTTGAGCACGACCTCTTTCATCTACTTGTAAGCCCGCAGCCTTAAGCTGTTCAGCTGTATCTTTATCAACGGTGAGCGAAGAGGTTCCAGTTTTAGTATCAAATGCAGCGCTTATTCGTTTAGATGAAGATTCAGATCCTGTAGTTTTTCCTGTTACGTCAGCGGTAGATGTGCTTGTTCTTTCTCGTTGTATGACTGCTGACCTTTCATCTGTGACCGTAGAAGCAGATCGAGTTACAGTTTTAGAACTAGTACGACCTTCAGGTTCATATGAAGTTGACGACGAAACATTAGTATCTGCATTAACTTTAGTCTCATCTTTTCCTGGTCTAAACGGGTAGAATGGTCCGATAGATATCTCTTTGCCTATGAGAGGGATAGTATACTTAAACTCAGGGATACCAACATACTCAAATATGCCCTTCAGCTGTTCAGGTATCTTTTTGAAGAAATCTACAAGGGGAGAGAAGAACTTATCTAGAGGCTGCGCGATATACTTGTCGATCATGCCAGTAATCTTGTCGAATAAACTTTTGACTGGATCGATGATGTACTCTTGAGCGATGCCTTCGATGTCTGAAACCATGCCCTCTATAGGTTGGACGACAAACTCATTGAATATGCTTTTTAACTTATTAAATAATCCAACCAATGGCTCTAAGACCATCTCTTTGAATAGTTTACCAAGCGTTGGAGCTTCAGATATCTTCTTGAACTCTTCTTCTCGGCGTTTAACTTCTTCTTCTAAGTTTGCTTCATATTTGGCAGCTTCTTCTTCGGTCATCTCGCGACCACCCTGAGAGAGGATATTATCCCTAGCTGCTTCCCTATTAAATACCCCATTACTCATCATGGTTGAAGTCATGATATTGCCATTAGCATCATAACCTACTGCTCCGACTCTAGCAGCTCCAGAAAAATTTTCTCTTCGGCGTTTAGCTCTATCTAGTTCTTTCTGCGCTTGCTCTTCGCTCTTTCCAAAACCAAGAAAATTTTTCACAGAACTTATCTTCTCAGAGATCCAATCTCCGATAGAAGAAACCAGGTTGATGACAGAATCTATCGCGCCTTTAAAGATATCTGTGATGTTTATAGCATCTAATTTCTCTTTTACCTTATCAAACCCAAATAGACCTGCAACCCAAGAAACTGCAGACTTTATCATGTTTGGAACGGTCGATAGTAAAGATGCCAGCATATCTGATGCGCTAAAGTTCTTGAATAAGTTAGATACCCAAGTTCCTATCGATCCGATGAAGTTGAATACCCCGTCAACAACTTTCTTCGTCAAATCTTGAAAAGAAAACGAATCTAGCGCTTTCTCTACTGCGTCAAACCCTAATGCTCCTGCGACCCAAGATATAGCGCTCTTGATTAGATCCAAGACTCCACCGATAAGGGAGTTAAATAGCCCAGTTATAGCACCCTTGATTGCACCTACTATGCCTTCCTTTTCAAAACCTTCTATGGCTCCTTTAACCGTATCCCAAACTGCCATTATCACGGTAAGTGGTAAAGCTAGCTTTTCGAAGATAGGTATTACTGCTTTAAATATCTTTGCAAAATCGTCGAGGTAAGATTTTATAAGGTTGAAAAAACCCTTTACTTTATCTACGACAGAAGTAAAATATTTAACGGCATCAGAAACAAACTTAGAACTACCTTCTAAAACACCGAATGCTTTCTTAACGTCAGAAAAGAATCCTAATGGGTTTGGGATCCCTTTCGGTATCTTAAGAAGCATATCATCTATGAAAGACATCACCCTAAATGGGATATCAGAAACAAACTTTCCAAACCTAGAAAGTTGAGTGCTAACTAATTCATCTATAGTATCGATTATCTTTGGTATCTTGGCGATAAACCTATTGAAAGCCTTTTTTACATCATCTATGGTTTCAAATATAACCGTTCCAACAGATTTCAGTGCTTTCTTTAAATCTGGAAAAGCATCTAAGAATGTATCGATAAACTTAAGTATCTTTTTCCCAAAACCTTTAGCGATATCTAAAACAAAATCTGCGGCTTTTAATAGCCCTCTCCCCATGCTGGTTAGGATCTTTACATAACCTTTGACTAAACCAGCTATGGCACCAAGAGATACCGCTAAACCCGTTAATATGAAACCAAGCTTTGGTAAACTTAATGAAGAGGATTCTTTCTTTTCGTCTTTATCTCTTTTAGCAGTATTATCACGTATGTCTTCTAATACTTCTGTCTGTTTGGCTTGTTCCTTTAATGAACTTTCTTCCCTTCTTACGCCTTCGACTTCGTTTTCCCTTGAGGTTGAAGGGATCGCACTAGAAGAAGATTTATTATCATTGATTTCGATAAGACGATTTATGCCCTTATTTAATGATATCTGAGCATCATCAAGTGTGGCGAATGTTTGGATTATGCTATCATTTACTTCTTTTAGGCCATTGATGACAGCATCAAGCTGTTCATAGACGGTCATATGAAGGTCAGCGATATTCTTGTCGATAGAAGCAAGAGAGACGCTAGAGTCTTCTTTTTGAACTTTAACGCTGTCACCTGTATTATCTACGATGAGCTTAAGGTAGCTTTCTTGCTTCTTGAGAAGTTGTTCCATCTTTATCTCTTTTCCATCTTTTGTTTTTCTTCTTCGAGATGCTTTATTAACAGAGTTACATAAATTTCCCTCTCAAATGGAATCATATTCTCTATATCACGCAAACTGTATTTATGATATTGCATCAAGGCAAAGTTTGAAGTGTAGTGGTTAGATAGGCTTTCATGTGAGAGGGCTATCAGAAAAAATTCTCAAGTCCTCTTAAGACGTGAGTGTGGTTGAAGCTACATACAGGACATTTCCATTTGACTGTATGCTCTAACTTAGGCATGGTTTCAAAGAAACTCTGGATCTTCGCAAACTGCTCTTGTGTTAGGTTGTTGATGAAGTTCTCGAGTTCCTCTTTACTTTGATCGATCGCAGGGTATACTTGATCTTCGTCATAGATCGAATCGATGCATGACATGATAACCTCAAAGATAGACTCGACACTGTTCTCGTTGCCTCTAACTTTACTAGCGAGTGAGAAGCTTGGATACTTCATCTTGACGCCAACTTCACCAAATAGCTTGATGTTAGCACTATGACCTTCATCAAACTGGACGTCGATCTTCGTGATGTCGAGTGAATACTTGTACTTAGCTTTTGGATCCTTGCACTCATTGCATGAGAACAATAGTTCACTGATTTCTCCGACAGATTTGCCTCTGAGTTGAAGGAAGATGTATTCGATATCAAACAACGCAAGCTTATCGGGATCTACCTTATCTAAGATGCATGACTTGATGATTTCTTTTGTCGTGTTAAGCATCACCTTTTCATCTTCGCTCTGCTGAGCGATCATCAACGCCTTCTCTTCCTTCACGAGGAATGGTCTATACTTTACCGTTTTCTTGGTAGAAGGGATCGTGAGTTCGTAGATAGGAGTGTTTAGTACTGGTAACGGCATTATGATTCACCTCTCTTGGTTTTATTAAGCATATTCAACAATTCTGTAGTGCTTCCAACAAATATTGCATTGTTGTTGATGGTTTTCGCAGGATCTTCCTTCTCTTTAGGCTTAAGAAGGTTCTTCTTAGCTTGAAGGTCGATCAGCTGGTGGTTTATATCTGAGAGGTTTTTCATGAGACCTCCCACAACTTCAAAGGCTCTTGGGTGTTCTGAAGATTTTGCTACCTCAAGAGCATGCTCTAGTGCGCTAGATCCATCTTTTAAGATATTATAAAGGTTACTACGTACGACTTTGAAGTCAGCTTCGTCTTCTTCTGACATAGCCGCTTCAGGCTTTGAAGTAGAAACGTCAACGATTTCACCTTTTGAGATGGGTTCTACTTCAAATATCTCGCTTAACTTTTCATCTATCTTCATGTCGTCAATGCACCATTCCCCACAAATTCATTTGACCTATCAGCTGTGGCAAAATTATCTGAATCTTGAATGTTTTGTTGATTTTCAGAGTAATTAGTGGTCACAAAGTTATTAGGCTGACTTCCGAATGTATCTATAGTACGCTGAGAAGTTTCTGGTTCTATACCACCAAGTTTATTTATGCCCATAGTATCAATGGTGTAGAATTGGTATGTCATGTCGACTGTTAAGCGCATGACATCTTTTCCATTATAATCTAACTGTATCGCCCCTAACCCCTTTGGATAGCACCTATTCAATACTATCTGGTATCTAGCATCTTCTTGCATGTCATAAACTATGATCGGTATCTTATCAACGAGGTAATCTTCGGCGTAACGGAAATCACGAGTTTCTTTATTTTGGATAACGTCGATCCAATCATCGAAGAAGGTCTTGACATACATTGAACCATCAACGTAAAAGTTCATAGAGACTTGTCCATATAACTTTTCATATGGAACTTCTCGAAATTCTCCGTAGCTTCTAACTTGATTAGACGAATAAGTAACTCCTGGCATCGTAACCTGCTCACAGAAGGCAGTTATCATATTCATGTTACTTGTGTAGATTATCCTTCTTCCTTGAAGACCTTTTGGGATAGTTAGTTGGACGAGGAAGTGTGATGTTCTCGCCATCCCGTTTTTCATGTATGATTTAAAATCATTTAGTGAAGCCATGGCTTAGCATCCTCCCAAACTGTTCTCTTATCTGCCTTAACGAATCTTTCAGTCGGTAGCATCATCGCGGTATGCCAGTCTGAAGGTTTTATTTGGATAAACATAGATTTTACATGTTCGGTTAAGTAATGCTTTACACATGGAGTAGCGATATCAAACTTACTCATGGATCCGATCAATGACCATGAGTACTTGATCCTAGTCTTTTCGTCGAGTGATTTATTAGTCGCGAAGTCCATCAACCTAACGAATAACTTAACCCTCCAATAGTTTGGGAGGTAATGCAGGTTCAAACCCATGAAACCATCTGCCATCTTTTTATAAGGGAATACCATAGGAAACCTATCATAATATGGCAACTGTTCTTTATATTTTGGATCATAATAAAACATGTAAAGGCTTCCAGGAACTATCACATTCGTATTATGTTCTTGACGAAGCAATAAACCTGGCATTATCGGCTTCTTAGCAAGCAGCGTTACTTGTTGCTGAAACCAATTCCTAGTCTTGGTCTCTATAGTTTTATCATACCGATACTTATTGAAAACTCTTAATAGGTCTTCTGCCATTATAGTCCTAGCTCTTTCTCTGTTAAAACTATGAAGCTATAGTTTCTATCTTTAGCATACTCTTCTGCATACTTCCATTTTGCTTGGTTAACCAAGAACTTCTTAGATTCTTCTAAGTATTTAACTTTGTTGTTGCTTTTCTTTGGCATCACTGTTTCTTTTTGTGGTTTTATCTCTACTAAGAACACTCGGTTATCCTTAGTCTTTATCTTAAAGTCTACGAAATACCTATGCATCTTTCCATCGACTGGCGATAAGTACGGGATTATGGTTTCTTCTGATGACCATTTAACTATGGCTGGATTACGATCACACCATAACGCAAACCTAGTCTCCCAACTCGACCTCATGATTATGTTAGTAGGGTCTCCTGCATATTTTTCTGGAAACATTGGAACATACTTTCTCTTGTGGTACACTTTATGTCTCTTCTCCTCATTCATTTTGTATCGAGATATAAATAGAGTATATCCTTTACTATTTATTCCACATGCCATCAATAGATACACTGCTAGAGCAAGAAGCTCGAAATCGAGAAAGCCTAGAGATAGGGATAGATACGTCTAGGTATATGCCTAGAAGCGATTATAGAGCTTCGTACTTTGATAACAAAGAATATAACGTCACTGGCTTGAGTTACCCTCAGGACGTAGTCGACAGTCGAGAGTATGGTGGGAATAAGGTCATATTCTACATCAACGTATCTGTAGATTCACGAGTATTTAAGGCTCCAGGCGGTCAAACAGAAACCGTTACAGGCGTTGAGCGTGATATGCGAGGTGCTTTAGTCGGTAATCGATTCAGCACTGGAGCTGTCGTCGCGGCGACAAGTGTAGCAACTGCAGCTTCTGTCGCGGGACTCTCTGAGATATTTAGGATCAATACTGGGTCGACAGTTGGTAATGCTTTGGCGGGTGGTGCTATCAGTGCTGGCTCAACAGCCTTGATAGCATCAAACGTGAATAACCAAGAAGCCGCCCCAGGAGAAAAGAAAGAACCTACGTTCTCAAGACCTCAGAAGAGGTTGAAAGCTGCGGTTGCTTTATACGTTCCAAACCAACTTTCAGTAAGGTATAGTGCTGGTTGGGGAGAAGAGGATACGATGGCCTTAAGTGCTTTTGCACAGGGTGGAGAAGAGATCAAGAGAGCGTTCTCCGGAGAAGGATTAACAAACGTTGGTGGTTTAGCTCAATCTGTACTTACTTCGGTTGCGTTAGACAAAGGTCCATTCGGCACAAGTTTAGGTATAGCGTCAGGTTTGGCAGCTAACCCCAAGAAAGAACAAGCATTTAAGAACGTTGACTTTAGATCATTTACGTTTGATTACCAGTTTGCTCCGAGGTCGAGCAGTGAAGCTAAGAACATGTTGAACATCATCAGGTTGTTCAAGTATCATATGCATCCAGAATTCAAGGATGAAACTGGATTCTTATACATCTATCCTTCAGAGTTTGATATCGTCTATTATAAAGGAGCTCGTGAAAACCTAAGCATCCACCGTCATTCATCATGCGTCTTGACTGAGATGAACGTTAACTACACACCAAACGGGATATTCACAACTTTTGAAGATGGTACACCAACCCAGATAAACCTTTCCATGACATTCAGAGAGCTCATGCTCATGTCTAAGGAAACAATCGAGAAATACGCATAATGTACTTTCAAAACTTTCCAAAGATATTCTATGATGTAGATAAGTCTGATGGAGACTTTAGTCTACTTACGCTCGTAGACATAACAAAAAACGTACGAGTTATCAAGAGGGTCTTAGAGAACATTACCCTTTATGATGAGTATGACATGATGGATGGAGAGACTATCGAGTTGGTAGCAGAAAAGGTTTATGGAAACCCTGAGCTTCATTGGATACTGATGTTGGTTAACCAGAAGTATGATTATATCCGTGATTTTCCATTATCTTCTGCAGAATTAGATGAATATATTGAAGCTTCATATGGGATAGAGAAGTTTTCAGTTAGACACTATGAAAAAGATGGTATAATATCAGAAGCTCGTGCGATACTAAAGGTTCCATCTAACTTCATAACACAATTTAGAGCTACTGACTTCATCACTGGCCCAAGCGGAGCGGCTAGGGTAGAAGAGATCTTTGAATCAGAAAGTGCACTTAGTTTATTTATGGATCGTGGAGTATTCAAGATGGGTGAGTTATGTCTAAATTCTGGTTTTAGGTTAGACGAAGATACTACGACAGAACCTTCAACATTTTCATGGAACAATCGATCAAGGTTTAACTTCACTATACCACAAACCGCTAACGCATTTACGGTAAATGAGCAGTATATCCCTATCACCAACTATGACTATGAAGTTAGAGAGAATGAAAAGAAGAGAAGGATAAAGTTGATAGCTCCTGAGTTGATCCAACAATTTATAAGAGAGTTTGAAACTCTGATAGTCAAGTGATGCAGTTTAGTACTTCATTAAAGTATGCCGGAGAGGTTACCTTCAAAGAGGCGAGGATATCGTCTCTTAATGGCCAAACCGCGTTGATCACCAACCAAGTCATAAGCGTAGAGATATTTGAAGATCTATTTGCACCGCTTATAACTCTATCTGTGGTGGTGAAAGAATCGACAGACTTCTTAAACTTATTCCCGTTTTGTGGTGAAGAATACCTCACCCTAGATATAACTACGCCGACACTATCAATCCCCATAAAGGGAACCTTCTATATCTACAAGATATCTGATAGGATATACACCTCTGAAAGAGAGGTAACTTATACCCTAAAGTGTGCTTCGGTAGAGTTTCTAACAGATGCTAATACAAAGATCACGAAGGCATTTTCTGGAAACATAACTGATAACATCACATATCTCTTGGGGAAAGATGGCTTAAATAGCACCAAGCCAGTTTACGCCGAAAGAACGGCTAATTCAACTAAATTTATAGCTAACTTTTGGAACCCAATAAAGTGTGTGAACTATCTAGCTTCATACGCGTTAAGTTTAAATAACGATTCTCCCTCATACCTATTCTTCGAGAATCGAGATGGGTTCAACTTCATATCGATCGACTCATTGTTAAAGTTTCCTCCTATCCAAGAATTCGTAAAAGATAACTATACAAGATCTTCGGGTAACGAGTATGATTCTTTGAAGAGTTACGCTAACGTAAACGAAGATTACAAAAGGGTGCTTGAGATAAACATCCCTGTTCTTACTGACTATATAGACTCAATACAATCTGGTCAGTTAAAATCGAGGATGATAACCCACGATTTAGTCACAAAGAAATACGCTGTAAAAGACTACTCTGTCAAAAAGGACACAAAACCTCCAACATTACTTAACCAAAATCCATTATACTCTAAGTATGTTATAGCTAATGCAGCTTCTACACTTGTGGTTTTGCCGAAGCATTATACTTTACATAATGATTTTACTGACACAACTAACACTAAGATTATACAAAAACGTCTAGCTTTCTTCAAGTCACTCGAGAGGTTTAAGGTTAACATCGACGTCATAGGTAGAACCGATTATACGGTCGGTAAAGTGGTAACGCTTAACGTCCCAAAGGTTACCCAGATAACCAAAGACGACACTAACGTAGTCGACAATATGGTTTCTGGTAAATATTTAGTAACAGCCATAAGTCATATCATAAACAGAGAGCGGCACTCTTGCAGGATGGAATTGGTCAAGAATTCAGTAATAACTAACTTGAGTAGACAGTGAACATGCTATATACAGGCGTAGTAGAAAATAGACAAGACCCTTTAAAACTTGGAAGATGTCAGGTTAGAGTAGTTGGCGTTCATACGCATGATAAGACTATCCTTCCAACCGAAGATCTACCTTGGGCGTATCCTCTTCAACCTATAACATCAGCAGCGATAAGTGGCATAGGTTCTACCCCGCTTGGGTTAGTCGAAGGGACTTGGGTCGTTGTGATGTTCAGAGACCCCGAAGACATGCAACAGCCTGTGATGTTAGGCTCTGTCGGAGGGATACCACAAAAAGAGTTTGCTGAGATCGATAGTGACGAAGATGTCTTCATCGCGATAGATTCTATAGCGGCAAGTCAAGAAGTAGACGCGAATGGTAATGTTGTGCCAAGCGGGTCAACACCATGGTCTACTAAACCTGGTAATGTATTAGCAGATTCTAATGGAAACGTTAGTGGGTCGACTGCCGATCTATCTACTGCGCAGAACGTCGGAGAAAAAAGTGCTGGAAAGATACCTCCACAAGAAGCACAACCTGGGATAAATGCGTTGAACGCCGCGATGGATGCAGCTGGGATAACTGGAAGATACGCTCGTGCTGCGATACAAGGTATAGTGGGTGGAGAGTCCGGTTGGATCCCTCAAAAAGAAGGGTTCTCATATTCTGCTGATGCATTGAAAGTAGTCTTCTCGAAGACTTTTCAGAATAGAGATGAACTAGCTAATAGGTATGCAAGATGGAAAGGTACGCGTGAATCTTTCTTCGACTTAGTCTATAGCCCTGAAAATAATGGTTCACTCGTAGGTAACACACGACCAGGAGATGGTGCAAGGTTTTATGGTAGAGGGTTGATCCAACTCACGGGTAGAGCGAACTATGTAAGGTATGGTAGGTTAACTGGTTTAGACCTACTCACACGACCTGATGACCTTTCTGATGACATGGCGATATCTGCACGAGTCGCGGTCGAATACTTTAGGGATAGGGTCGCAGTAGATCAAAATGACCCTTCATACTTCATGGCTGCGTTGAAAGCAGTTGGAGGAGACAAGAGAGGGTGGCCTAAGAAGGAAAACTACTACAAATACTTCTTAGGCGAGAGTGTCCCTCCAGATCAAACAGACAAATCGACTGTACCAGGAAAAGAGGTCGAAAACGTCTTGATCGGCATCAGAGGAGTACCTAAGGATCGTGAGAAGAGTTTGATCGTCGGCTTCTCTGATCCCAACATGAAGTATCCTTTAAGACAATACATCGGTGAACCTGACACTCATAGGTTAGCACGTGGAAGAATCGATGGGACGATCGTAGAATTTAAGGATGAGAAGCGAGTAGAGAACATCAAGTGTGCAAACGATTACACATGGACTCAACCTGACATCCCATACAACGGAAAGTACCCGTACAACAAGGTAACCGAAACAGAATCTGGTCACGTGATGGAGTTTGATGATACTCCTGACAACGAGCGTGTACACATCTACCATCGTAAAGGGACATACACCGAGATCGACGCTAACGGGACTCAAGTGAACCGTATCGTCGGCGATGGCTACGAGATCATAGATCGCAATGGGTACGTCTACGTAAACGGCGAATGCAACCTCACGGTTGGTGGAGTCACTCGTATCATGTGTCTAAACGATGCGTTCATCGAAGTTCAAGGCAATACGAAGGGTGACTTCAGAGGAGACCTTGAGATGAACGTAGCCAAGGAGATGAGGGTCAACGTAGCAGGAGAGTTTAAGCTAAGAGCTAACGCGATAAAGTTTGAATCTAACACAAACCTCGATGCCCGTATGGGAGGATACAACCGTCAAACTTCGGGTGGAAGGATCGATTTCAAATCAAACCAAGTCGCTTATATCGATGGTCCTACAGTGCATTTGGCACAAGATCTATCTTCTGATGCTTCCCCTTCTGGCATAGGTAACCCGATCGATGTTGGCACTAAGACAACCGAGACTTTCACCCAGCTTAAACCACAGCCTAGAAACCTAGAAGAAGAGATCAAGTTTGAGACTCCTGAAGAAGCTGGAACCGCAGAAGGCCAACAGTATCATCAAGAGAGGCAAACTGGTTCTACTTCGAATCAAGCAGAAGTGATCGAAGAAGCTCCTAAGCCTGAAAACATCGAAGCTCCTAAGCCTACTAGCTGTGACTTCATATACTCTTCAGCTTCAGTGCCAAACTCGTACGTCGTACACACCGATGGTCTTGGTTATAAGTGGACTATGGGCGCATTGCTTAGAGGTAAAATTCTAAGGAAACGTGTTTGGGAAGGAAAGACTCTCACTGAAAAAGACATCATGTGTAACCTTAAGGGGTTAGCAGAGAATATCCTTGGACCAATCAACGAGAATATTGGGTCGGTAGGAAAGTTATGGACGATCACTTCGGTGTATCGTGATGATATCCCTAAAGGTGGAGTGGTTAAATCACAACACATGATAGGATGCGCCGTAGACTTTGTTTGTGGCACCGGTAACTTTTCATATAAACTCAACTATGATTGGGCTGTAAAGCTAGCTGCGATACTGCCATACGATCAAATCTTACTTGAGTATAGAGATCCTGGGGTGAACGGGAACAAGAACAAAGCACGCATAAACTGGATCCATGTGAGCTATAACCCATATGGGACTGGAAGGAAGCAGTCACTTACATTCTTGAATGATAGGACATTCAGAGCTGGGTTTACCAATTTAGCTCCTGTAGCTTGATATGCCAACATATAAGATAACGTCACAAAGTGGAAACCCGGCAGAGTTACTTCAATTTGTTGATGAAGCTGCAATCCCAGATCAAACTCTATATCCAATATATGAGTCTGGAAACATATTCACGTATGACATAAAGTTTTATGATGTTGACCCAAATTCTACGCAAGAACTAATCTATGAGATAGAATCTTTCGCTTATTCGGTGAATGCTTCTGGTCTAAACGCTTCTCAGGTTGACACAAATACTATAAGGGTCAACGGGAAAGTAGAAAACGTTTTCATAGATTCCTATTTTAAATTTTTGACGAAAGACTATGAAGTAAAGATTCTACCGTCAACGACAACTGACTATCTCACACTGGTAGAATGGAGTCCACCGTCTACAAGTTTAACTAGCGCGACGCATTCTTTCGAAATGATGTTAATTAACCCTATGATACCCGGTCATGAAGCCGAAAGCCATACTATCACTATATTACAACAAGTTCACTGGCAATGGAGACTAGGACTAGCACGATTTCAAGAAATACTATCTAAAGGGGTTTTCTGATGCCAGCTGTAGCAAGAAAAGATCAACGAGATAAAGTCTTTTCTCCACATGGTAGTGGCTATAGATGTAGAGCTCCTACTACTCAAGCTACACAAGCTGGATCTAGTAGAGTATTCTCGGATGGTATAGGAGTAGTAAGAAGGGGAGATGCTATGAAAGAACATCCTGCGCCTGGTTGTTCTCCTCATGCACCAACTCTAGACATCGGTTCTACACGGGTATTCGTAGAAGGTAGAGGTATAGGAAGGATAGGAGATACTTATGGAGGAGAACATCCTATAACCAGCGGATCAGCTAGGGTCTTTGCTGGATAGTTGAATCCAGAGATTCATTGTACCACATCTAGGTAGTTAAAAAATCAAATAAATAAGCTTATGGCAAGAAAAACACGTACCTTCTCAGATTTAGATTTTAACTTCTCGATACACCCGAGAGACGGCGACGTCGCCTCTAAATATGATGAGGAAGCTATAAAGCAGTCGATCAAGAACTTGATCCTGACGCGTAACTATGAGAGACCATTTAGAAGTTATTTGGGGACTCAGTTATACTCGATCTTATTTGAAAATATCTCTCCTCTAACCACCACGATGTTGGAGAGGACGATAAGTGACGTCATCTATAACTATGAACCGAGAGTTAACCTCTTAGACGTAGCTATCCGTTACGCTCCTGATAACAATGCAGTTTATGTGACTATCGTGTTTAAGATAATAAATACTTCGACACCTGTCGAAGTTAACCTAATACTAGAGCGCACGAGATGACAACAAACAACAGAATAAAAGTTTCAGAACTCGATTATCTTCAGATAAGAGAAAACTTAAAAGAGTTTCTCAAAGGACAAAGCCAGTTCACTGATTATAACTTCGAAGGTTCTGCGTTATCTATAATGCTTGACGTGCTGGCGTACAATACGCACTATAATGCATTGTACACCAACCTAGCAGTTAATGAGATGTTCCTCGATTCTGCTAGTAAAAGAAGCAGTGTAGTATCGATAGCAAATAACTTTGCATATACACCAGTTTCCGCTAAATGCTCAAGGGCAGTGTTAAGTGTAAACGTCGTCCAGCCTGCTGCGACAGCTCAGATCAAAGTTATCCCTAAGTTTTCGAGCTTTAGTGCTACTGTCAGTAACGTCACTTATAACTTCTATACCAATACGTCATATTCCGCGCAGTTGAATAATGGAGAGTATGACTTCGAAAGCGTAGAGGTGTTTGAAGGGATACCTCAAACCTTCTTATTTGTATGCACACAAGAATTAGAAAAGTTTGTCCTTCCAAATACTGGTATCGATACCGCTACGATTGAAGTCACTATTAGGACCACTTCAAGTGACGTTATACCTAAAAAGTATGAACTAGCAGACGGGGTGCTTGAACTCACTGAAACGAGTGAAGTCTACTATATCAAAGAGCTCGAGAGTGGTGAATATGAGCTATCGTTTGGCAGGAACGGTTTGGGCATGCCTATCGCTCCTGGAAATATCATCTCGGTTAGCTATATCGTTCCAAGTCGTGCAGTCGCAGACGGAGCTTCTCTGTTTATTTACACTGGCCCTTCTTTAAGCGGCACCACGACTGTATCAACACTTTCTACTTCTGCAGGAGGCGCGGAACCAGAAAGTATCGACAACATCAAATACAACGTTACGCGTTCATTTTATAGTCAAAATAGAGCAGTGACTGCAGAAGATTATGCTTCGCTCATCAAAAGACTTTATCCAGACCTTAAGTCAGTGACTATTTGGGGAGGAGAGTATAATAATCCTCCTGTATATGGAAAAGTATTCTTATCGATAAGACCAAACAGTAAAGCGTTCTTAAGCCCCACAGACAAGTCTTACATAAAAGAAACTTTGTTGAAGACTAGAAATATAGTCTCTATAACTCCTGAGATCATCGATCCAACCTATATCGAGCTAGAGATCGAATCAACGGTCTACTATAGCAAATCTAAAACCACAAAAAGTGAAGACCAGATAGTTACTTCTGTCACGAACGTAATCAAGAACTATCGTGACGTTAACCTCAATGAGTTTAACAGTGCCTTTAGGATGTCAAAGCTTACTTCAGCTATCGATGCATCAGACTCGGCTATAGTTAGTAACATCACAAAATTTACCGCTTATGTAGACGTTACTCCAAAGTACTTAACATTCGGTGAGTATAACATCAACTTTGAAAACCCTGTATATCAATCCCCTGCGGGTGGATCTATCAATACTACTGGTTTCTTCATCGATTCTACTGATACGATTTACTATATAAGCGATGACGGTATAGGTAGATTATTCCTTTATAGTTTGATCCCTCTAACACAGCAAAAAGTCATAAAGAACGCGAATATAGGATCTGTCAACTATCAAACCGGTCAGATAAAAGTTAATGGTTTATACCTAACGAACCTTGCTCAAACAAACCTATATTTTATGATAAAGACATCGTCATATGATGTGATACCTGTTAGGAATCAGCTGATAGATATCCCAAATGCTAGGATAACCGTATCAGTCGTCGAAGATACGCTTTCTAGAGGGTTAACTCCATCTAATTCTAAGTATACATTCACGACGAGCAGAAGCTAAATGAGCGTAAATCTACTCCCGATCCTATTTAAGAGACAGATACCAGAACACATAAAGTCTGCGTATCCGCTCTTTGTCGACTTCTTGAAAGCGTATCAAGAGTTTCTAAGTCAAACTCAAGCTCAAGAGCTAGAAAAGTTTCGCGATATAGACACAGTCACAGAGGAGTTTGTCGAAAGGTTTAAGGCTGAGTTAGCTTACAACATCCCTCTTGACGACCTTCAAGATAAGAGGATGTTTCTCAAGAACCTTCGAGAGTTTTATCTTTCTCGAGGAAGTGAAGCTTCATACAAATTCATATTCAAAACTTTCTTCAATAAAGACGTTGAGATATTCTATCCATCGCGACAGATGCTTAGGGTATCTGATGGAAAATGGAAACAAGACGTATCTATATTCGTGCAGAATACTTCATCAACAGCTCCTTCGTTGTTTCCCCTTAGTGGCAATTATATATCGATAGATTCTGGAGGAAAGAGATTAACTAGTTACGTAGAAGACGTAGTTCAATACTCAAATAATATATTTGAAGTTTTCATCCAGAGAGATATCGTCAAATCCATAGTAGTTGGAGCAACGATATCATATGTTGAAGATGGGATAACGTATAGTGGTAATGTGCTTCTTACTCCTAGATCTATCAAGGTTCTTAGACCTGGAAAAGGATTTAGAGTCGGAGATATATTTAATTTAAGAACAAATACTGGTGAAGGTTGCAAGATCAAGGTTACACAGGTTGATGGTAATGGTGGTATAATAAAAGCTAAGATACTTAAGTTTTCTCTGGATTATAGCGCTAACTTTTGGTCGTATCTGAATGCTAAAGATGGAGCAGTTATTCCCCCTCAAGGATTTTCACAATCTGGAAATATACAAACTCTTACTATATTTGATTTACTGTCACAAAATATAAATGAGTCTGGATTTATATCTAGACAAAATTATATGTTTTATGATACTAATATTCCAACTGGGAGTGAAGCGCAAGGAGCTAATCGATTTTTCGCAGACACAACTTATGTAGGTCAAGTCGATTCACAGATTTATGCAGACAACTTAATCGAATATAACCCTGAAGATCTAGCTCTCATAGAAGTTCAAGTGGGAGCATGTTCGATATATTCTGGCTACTATCTAGCTCAAGATGGTTTTATATCTGATGAAATTTATATCCAAGATAGTAACTATTACCAGGCATTTTCATACGTCATTAAAGTCGAAGAAGAACTTAGAAAATATGCTGATTTAGTAAAAACTATACTTCATCCAGCCGGCATGAAGATGTTTGCTGAATTTCAGATATACAACAACATCAATATATCAGCAACTTCTATCTTTAAAAATAGAGTTATCCAGATATCAGATTCATTTCCTACCTTTAATCAGGGCATTGCGTATAGCGACTATGATGTAACGTATGACGCAAATGACGTTTTTGTACATACGCCGAAGGCTGGAGCAAGTATAATTTTAACCCCATTTAATACTCTTGCTCATATTCTAGGAAAGAGAGTTTATTCACCGACGACTGCATCTACTGTTGATATAGTTAAATTTTTTATTAAGTCTATATCAGTGTCTTATTCGATCGATGAAATTTATCCAGTCAAGTTAGTAGAGAAGCCATTTGCTGAAACTTCTTTAATTGAATCAAACGCTACTAAGTTAGTAGAGAAGCCATTCGCTGAAACTCCAGCCATCGGATCAAGCAACGTCAAGTTAGTAGAGAAGCCATTCGCTGAAACTCCAGCCATCGGATCAAGCAACGTCAAGTTAGTAGAGAAGCCATTCAACGAGTCATACGTTACTAATTCAAACGCTACTAAATTAGTAGAGAAAGATTCATTTGATGAATCTCAACCAATTGCGTCAAGTAATACCAAGTTAGTAGAAAAACCATTCACTGAAACTCCAGCTATCGGATCAAGTAATACCAAATTGATAGATAAAGAGTCATTCAATGAATCTCAACCAATTGAGTCTAGCAGTGTCAAGTTAGTAGAGAAAGATTCATTTGATGAATCTCAACCAATTGCGTCAAGTAATACCAAGTTAGTAGAAAAACCATTCACTGAAACTTTACCAATAGGGTCTATCACTAATAAAAATTTAGATAAAGCCTTAATCAATGAAATACTGAGTATCTCTTCTATTCCAACTAAACTGTTTCATACAGGTTTTACTTCTTCGATAAGTACAACATCTTTATTGCTTGAATACACGGCGATTAAACAAATATCTTCTCCGTATAGCTTTAATTCAGCTACGCCGGCATTAAATATTCAATGTCAACCGATAAATTCATCTTACTCTGTAATAGATAGTTCAATAATTTTTCCGAGACTTATCGTAAATGAGCCGTTGTTAATATCGAGTCTTTCAAATAATTCATACCAAAGAGCTCTATTGCAGCTGAGTGTGACTGTAAGTTCTTCTAACAGTGAGAAGATAGAGAAGACTGTGAGTTCTCAATCTAATATATCAGATGTTAATTCATTAAATTTCACTAGAGGTATAGTAAATGAAGCTGTCATATTGGACGATCAATTTACTTACGTATTTGGACCAGTACGAGAATTTTCTAGCCAAGTTAGTTTGGCTAGTACTATAAATAACAAAGATGCAGCTAAAACGCTGCCTCAACTAACGATAACCACTTCGTCGACTATAACTTCAAGACAACAAAGTAAAACCATGTCTAGTGAAGCTTCTGTCGATGATTCAGGAGTTCTGAAATTGAATTCGTATGACTCAGGTGATTATTTTTACCCCAACGCAATCGATTATCAGAGTGATATCATCTCAATAACTTAAGGAAAACAAAATGATCTTAATCCCAAAATATCAAAACATGTTCCAGTTAACTGGATCTTTATCTATCGTCTTATTAGACGAAGGCATGAAACTAAAGCAAGAAATGTATGTTCCAAATACAATCGTTGCTAGCGGAAAATCTCACATCGCAAACAGATTAGGTGCAGCTTCTCCTGCTACTAGGATGTCATTCATGGGTATCGGTACAGGTTCTACTGCTGTCGTTGATGGTGATCCTGGACTAGGGACCGAAGTCGGAACACGTATAAGCATGACCGGTACTTCTGGATCTAACAGCGTAGGAGTTAGCGGTGCTACAGTAACGTATCAGGCAACATTCCCTCCATCTAATCCTAATACAGCTGAATCAGTCCTTAGAGAAGCTGGTATCTTCAATGCTTTGACTGCAGGTACTATGCTTTGCAGAACTGTGTTCCCAATCGTTACTAAACAAAGTGGCGACACACTAACTATCACTTGGGCTGTTACTGTTTCCTAATTGAAAAGATAATACGATGGCAAACGTCACAACTCTATTAAAGTATGGCTTAAAGACGAACATCGTTAAAGCTATACTTTTTGATGTTCTTACAAACGCTTCTAGGTACTACTATTCGTTTGGAAGAAGTTACCCATGGCCTGACGTTGTAAATGAGGGAGGTATAGTATCTAGCGAAACTATACCTCCTTCTGTGATCGATTCTTACAACTATGAGTTAGAAGTAAGAAGAAATTCAGTTTTTCTAAAATTGATCGACGCGAACGACGTTGCTATCGTCGTAGATAGGAGACAATGGAGGATTGGATTCACGTATGATATGTATGATGAATACAGCGATACCAATCCTTCATACAGCGGAGCAACATCCTTAGATCAAGCAAACTTTTACGTCATAAACAGTGATTTTGACGTATTTAAGTGCTTGTTCAATAACTACAATAAGCCTTCCTCTATTCAACCGTTTTTAACCGGTGATACGATTACGCCGTTACAGTTAGCAGATGGATATATTTGGAAGTATATGTACTCTATACCTTTGTCGTTAAGAAATAAGTTTCTTAGTACAGAGTATATGCCAGTTCTTACTTCTTTGACTAGTAGCTTCTATTCAAACGGGGCTATCTCTAGCTTTTCGATAGTCGAAAGCGGAAAAAATTTACCAAGATTTAGAAGGATAAAGGCATTCAACATTATCAGTGCAGGAAATGGTTATACTTCACTAACAGTTACTTTTCCTCCTCCTTCGTTCCCGTTACTAGGAACTCAAGCTGCAGTTACGATAGGATTGGATAATAACGGGATACCCACGACCGTAACACTGACAAAGGGTTCATTTTATCTATTCGATCCTAAACCTACTATAGAATCATCAGAAGGAAGCGGGTTTGACTACACCATAGAATATGAGGACGACACTTTCTCTGGATACTCTACCATAGAAATTTTCGGAGATGGTCAAAACGAAAGAAATGCTTATACAATAAAGACTGTAACTCTTGGTGATAGAGGAGAATTCACTACAAAGATAGGCGGATCATTATTTAATTTTCCTGATCCAATCGATTTGGCGACAGGAAGAACTCCAAACTTACAGGTTAACTATAGACCTAAACAAACTGGTTCAGCATTTATAGGTACATGGTCATACTCCACACTCGAATCTACTATAATCACCGTAGTTAAAACCAATCACGGGTTGTCTGATGACTCAAGCGTCACTTTAGTTTTTACCAGTGGGTCTGTTAGACCTACTAATGATCAATATACGATAGATGTGATTGACGCAGACACATTTACCGTTGCAACTCCTCAAGGTTATAATCCTGGATCTAATGAAAATGGTAATGTTTCTATCGACTCTACCATCAGGTTTGAGATAGATACTATAGAATTAGTTGATGAAGGATATGGATATAATAAACCATTGTATTCAATTTCTAATTCTCCAAATACAGATGATGTTCACACTGTAGGTGGGATACTTTTTAACGTTTCATCTGTTGTACTATCTCCTATCTCTTTAGACTTCAATGTTCCCACGCAAAAGAATCAAGCTGTATTAGTTCCTGTGATAGGAACTAATAAAGAACTGGAGCATATTGTAATTCAAGATCCTGGGATAGGATATACTCAAATAACGACTACGTTTAAATCATATGTACGAATAAATAATGATCCTGATGAGCCTGATGAAATTTCTTATAGAGAAATTCAAGGAACAGATGAAGAAGGTGGCGGGTACTTAGAAGGTTATTCCCCCGCTGTAATAGTGGCTAATATATCTCAAGGAAACTTAGACACTAGACAGTCTGATGTTGAAATACTCGCCGTTGATGGATCCATTGAAGTCATAAAGGTTATCAACCAAGGTAATGGATACTCATCTACAGACGTCATACGTGTGATAGGAGATGGCACTGGTTGTACAGCAGTTCCAGTCATCGAAGACTCGAGAATCGTTGCGATAAATGTAACAAACCCTGGGGAAGGTTACACTAAAGCAACAGTTGAAATAGTTGGAGATACTCGTGTATCTGTTAATAAAGCAGCATTTAGAGCTATCATCTCTCCAAGAGGTGGCCATGGAAAAGATGCTATAGATGAGTTATTTGGAAGAACCATCGCGTTCTATACTAAACTCGTAGATAATGAAAAGAATCAAGGACTTCAAGTCGATAATGATTATCGTCAAATTTCAATCTTGAAAAATCCATTAAAATATGGTCTAAATGAATACTATAGGAATGCCACAGGTTCTGGTTGCGTGTTGCTTATCGTAGATAACACGACAAACAATCAAGATACATATAACAGATTGACAGATAACTCAATATTAAATGTTGATGCTACGGTTACTCAATATCAATTCATCTTAGTTCATAAAGAAGGCCCAGATGATAAAAATAAGTATAAATTATTGTTAAAACCCATTGACAACTATATCCCTTCTGCTGGAGAATCGCTAATATATATCGTTGAAAACGAGATATATTCTATATCTGGATCTGAGGTTATAACTCCAAACTTTAATAAGTTCTCTGGGGACATGTTATACATAGATAATCGTGTGGCATTCAACCCTTCAGTAGAACAAGCTGTAACGATCACAACTCTCATTAGTTTCTAACGAAAGAGAAAAGCATGGCACTAGATTTCCAAGTTGAACCGTTTTTTGATGACTATTCGGAAGACAAACAATTCTATAAGATCCTCTTTAGACCCGGGTATGCCGTTCAAGCTAGAGAGTTAAATCAACTTCAGACGATATTATCGGAACAAATCAAACGCCATGGAGATCACATCTTCAAAGAAGGTGCGATGATCATCCCAGGACAAATCGCGTATGATCTAGATGTATCTTATATCAAATTAGTGGATGCTTCAGGTTTAGATTATACAGCTGCATTCGCCTTAATACAAGATAAGATAATACAAAATTCACAAGGGGTTTTAGCAAAAGTTATCACTGCTACAATAAAAGAAGGTAACGACGCTTCAACCATCTTTGTAAGATACATAGCTTCTGGTATTGACAATTTAGGCAACTCTGTTGCTGAATTTTCTGAAGGAGATTCACTCACGCTACAAGATGGGACTTCGCTTCCTGTCAGTTTGGTTGTCAGAGACATCTCTGGTTTAGACTATCCTACTGGAAATGCGTCAACTGCTTCTGTTCAAAGAGGTGTTTATTACATAAGAGGAAAGTTTGTACTTGTTCCCGCACAGACCATCGTTTTAGATAAGTATAGTAATACTCCAAGCTATAGAGTTGGGTTACAACTATCTGAAGAAGTAGTATACCCAGAAGATGATGAAACCCTTCTTGACAATGCTTTAGGTTCACCAAACTATGCTGCTCCTGGGGCAGCTCGTCATTATATCGACCTAGTGTTAACTAAACTGGAATTAGACAGTGACGCAGACACCGACTTTATCGATCTTCTAAGGCTTCGAAACGGCACAGTTCTATTTAAAGTAACTAGGACTGAATATGCTGAATTAGAGAAGACTCTTGCTAGAAGAACCTATGATGAGTCTGGAGACTATGCGCTTAACCCATTCAACATCAAGGTACGTGAGTATAGATCCAATAACAGAGGAAGAAGAGGAAACTCTATAAAGTACATCCAAGGTGATATCATCAGCGTAGTGAACTTAGATGGTATCAACATCAACTATTATGTTTGCACCAACGAAGGAACTTCAGCCCCAAACGATTCTGGGATAACCTTTTCACCAAATCCACCACTAGGTTATATCGACGATGGTACAGTTAGATGGGAACACGTAAATCAACCAATATTTAACGATGGAGTTTACCAGTTTTTCTCTGAAAATGCTCAATTCGCTAACTTTACATTGAATGATCATAAGAGATTGGCTTCGATGGTAGCATATTCTATCGAGCCAAATAAAGCTTATGTTAAAGGTTACGAGATAGAAAAGATCGCTACAGAATATTTGCCTGGTTTCAAGTCTAGGTTAATCCCAGTAGGAAGTGCAGCTTTGGCGGAATATCTAGGTGTAGAATCTTTGCCAGAGATCGATGCTTCGGTTTCTGTTGAAAAAACAGCAAGCATCGATCTATCACTCGGATCTTATGTACTTGCTAAGAACCTTCGTCATGCTCCAGATTTAGACAAATTTACTACAGTTAACCTATACGATTCAGCGTATACGTATTCAGATAGCACTATCAGCGGTAACATCATCGGGACTGCACGAGTAAGAGGCATTGAGATCCATAGCAACGTTAGTGGTGTTGAAAACGACGTGTATAAAGTATTCCTATTTGACATCAAGATGATAGGAACAAATAAGTTCAATCAAGTTGAATCAATATACACAACTTCTGGGTTTAAATGCAACACTGTCGACAATGATGGAAATTTATCTACCGCAACGTTAGTTAATCCAGAAAACTTCTCTTTGATATACCCTATCCCAGATTATGCTATCAAAGAAATTACATCGTTAGATTATACAGTAGTTCATAGACAAGTTAAAACGGGAAATGGAACTTTAACCGCACCAGACGGGTTTAGCTATGAATCCACCGCTGCTATCGGAAACTATTATGCTATCAGGAATGATACTGGTGCGTATGATTCTGCAGTTGAATTTAGCGCTTCAGGTAGCACACTGACTATTTCAGGAGCTCAGGCGGCTGAGTATACTATCATATCGACGATAACTACCACTGATAATGCTTCTGCAAGTACCCTTGTTTCTATCCCAGCAGATTTCACGGATTCCTTCTCGACAGAAGCTGAAGCAAAACCAATCGATAGAATATACACGCTATCAAGGAGTAATGCTGTCAGAGTCGTCTCTGTTCTCATGAGATCTAATGATGGATTCACATCAAATACAAGCTCGTATACACGAAACATCACTGATCGATTCACGTTTGATAACGGTCAATACGAAACTCATTATGGAAATTCAACCTTACGCCTTAAAGATTCTGAAGCATACCCAACAGCTCCTATCCAGATAACTTATGAATATATCTTGCCTGCTAGTGACAGCGTTTCTAACGTATTAACAGTAGATTCTTATACTCATGGATCTTCTAACATCGCTTATGAAGAAATACCAGCATTCAGAGATTATGATCTCCGAGATTCTCTAGATTTTAGACCTTATGTGAGTGGCGCTGATCTTTACGGAAGAAATGTACCAAAATTCGGAAGAGTCGCGATAGTAAAATACACTAAGTATCTACCAAGAGTTGATAACCTTTCATTGACAGACAGAGGTCAATACTTGGTTTCATACGGTATCCCAAGCGAAAACCCATTAGAACCTACGATCCCCTCTAACGCGATGAAGTTAGCTATCGTAGATGTAGAACCGTACACCTTCACTACTGCATACAGCTTAAAGGTCACGCGTATCGATAACAAAAGATACACAATGCGTGACATCGGAAAGCTAGAAAATAGAATCAAAGATCTAGAGTACTATACTTCTCTGTCACTGCTTGAAGCAGATACTAATAACCTTAGGATCACTGACTCTGACGGGTTGGATAGGTTTCAAAGCGGGTTCTTAGTAGACTCATTTGCTGGTCAAGGAGTTGGTAATACTGCTTCACAAGAATGGAACGCGTCGATCGACCATAAGAACAGAGAGTTGAGACCGTTCTTCTCGCAGAGACAAGTCAACTTACTTGAAGTTGTAGATGCTGGTGTAGGATATGAATATAAAGTAAGCGGTGATATCATCTCTATACCTAAAGATGCTTCTAATCCTGAAGTTGCTATGATCACCCAGGCGAAAGCTAGTAGAGACATAAGCGTGAACCCATTTGATGTCGCTACTTTTAGAGGTATCATGTATCTTAACCCATGGAGTGATACATGGTTTGCAACAGATAGAAGACCAGATATCATCATAAACGATGATGGTCAATATAATGCATTGGTGGCAAAAGCAGAAGCAGACGGAGTACTTGGAACAGTTTGGAACGCATGGCAAGTCTTATTCCAAGGAGAACCCGTGACGACTGGTTCAAGACTTGATGTTATCTCTTCTGCAGGTCAAGGTAATGCTTTTGCCAAGATCAACACCGAGATCTTAAACGCTAATAATGGTTTTGGTGGAGCAGGAACTCTTTGGAGAGCGAGATCTACGTTTACCACAGAAGAACTTAATGCTATCGGTATCACTGATGGAAGGTTAAGTGGAACCACTGCTTCGAAGCAGGCTGCTGGCTCGCGCGTATTGACGATTGAAACTGATGCAGTTGAAATTCTTCAGAGTAGAACTGGTAAGAGAACTTTTATCGAAGATAAAGTCGATTCGAGGGTCGTTGACGACAGAGTGGTAGAGACTCAAGTCGTCCCATATATCCGTCCACGAGCAGTCTTATTCAATGCAAAGGGTCTTAAGCCAACAACTGACGTTAATGCTTTCTTCGATGGGATCAACGTTAATAGGTATATCCAAAAGGCTTTGGTGATCGAAGTTTTACCTATCAGTGGCAAAGGCTATAACTTTGACGTAGATAGAAACTGTGGAAAAAATGTAGAGCAAGCAGCTAGACTAGTAGAGATGCCAGCATATGGAGTTGGAACCATCTCGGTAACTAATGGACAAGCAGTAGTTACTGGTGTAGGTACCGCATTCTCATCAGAATTTCCTAATGATGGAACTGGAATCCTTATCATCGGAGATGATGAATTTCAAGTTAGCACAGTAACTAATAATACATCATTAACTTTATCATCAAATTACTCAGGTACAACTGCAAGCGATATCGCTTATAAAGTTAGAATTCCTAATGTATCTAATCGAGAAGTTGAGGTAGCTTTTACACACGGAGAAGTTATCACAAACGCAAGAGGAGCTACCGCGATAGTAGTCGGCCAAGAAGTACATAAAGTTGGAGCAGTCGACAAATACTACTTACATATACTAAATCGTAAAACTGGTACAGACGGAAAGAACTTTTTAGCTAATGATGTACTAACTGGAGAGTATACAGATACTAATGGCAACTTTGGATTACAGCCACAAGTGAAATATGTTATTGCTCCAGTAGATCAACTCACAAAGCTTGATAGCGGAAAAGTAAAAACCTCATACACAGGTCAACTACATGGTTTATTCAGGATCCCTAATAATCCTATCGATAGGTTCAAAACTGGTGTCAGAGAGTTAACATTCACTTCAGGGGATGATTCAAAGACTCAAGGCACAACTGACGCGCGAGCATACTACGAAGCTAATGGTCTTCTTGAGATCAAACAGAGAACCATAGTTTCTACGAGAACTGCTAACTTAGCTGTCGAAGAGCTTGCACCAGAAGAAAATAGGATCATCCAAACTACTGATCGTTTGACCCGCGATACTGGATGGTTTGACCCACTTGCACAAACCTTCTTGGTCCAAGAAGAAGGAGGAGCTTTCCTATCATCAGTAGACTTATTCTTCTCAGCGAAAGATGAGAACATCCCAGTTCGCATCGAGATACGTGAAGTTGTTAATGGATACCCAGGTCAAAAGGTTCTACCTTTCTCTAGAGTTCAGAAGTCACCGGCAGAAGTACTCACAAGCGCTAATGGTAGCATCGCGACTAAGTTTACGTTTGTGTCTCCTGTATACGTACAGGAATATACAGAATACGCTATCGTGATACTTTCAGACTCAGCTAAATACTTCGTTCATATCTCGAGAAGCGGAGACGTTGGTTACGATGGCAACCCCATCTCTGGTCAACCATATAACGGTGTATTCTTCTTGTCTCAGAACGCAAGCACATGGACCGCGTCTCAACTTGATGATCTTAAGTTTGTCCTCAATAAAGCTCAGTTCAAAACTGGAACATACGCCGCTAAATTCAGTGTGCCTAGGCTTGTGTCTAAAAATCTAGACTTTAACCCACTATATGTCAGATCTGGTCAATCGAAGATAAGAGTAGCACATAGAAATCATGGGTTTAAAGTCAACGATCAAGTGAAACTTTCTACTCGTCAATACATCAATAGTTTAGGTGGATTTAGCGCTGCATCTATATTTGGAGATAAAGGAACTGGAAAACTTCATAACATCATTGATGTTGAAGAAGATACATACGTGATCGACATTGGAGAAACAGAGAGCGCAGATTCAACTGGAAGGATGGGTGGAGCTTACGTCTATGCAACAGAACATTACGAATACTCTACCGCAATGCTTGACGTTACGAATGTAACTATAGCTGGAACCGATGTTAAGTATAAGCTTATCACTCGAGAAAAGGATGACACATCTGAGACATCTACGATAGATATAACAGACAAAGAGAACTATCATTTCATTACGCCTAAAATCCTTCGTCCTGGTGAAGAGATCAACGATATCGTCCTAGAAGCATACATGACGACAAATAACCCTAACTTATCTCCGATCATAGACACTGGTAGAATCTCTTTGACTATGGTGAACAATAAGGTAGATTATCCGACGGTTCACGCGATAAATGACGAAGAATTAGATACGATTAGGTTGCTTACTGGTGCAACAGTGAATACTTCTACAGCAGAATCTACTAACATTGAGCTAGTTAATAGCAATACAGCTATCAAGGTTAGCACAACCAATACTACTGCTTACAATGCATTATCTCAGCTTAGGATAGGAAGCGCTGTTAGGTTTGAAAACGGTGGGTCTAAGATATATTATGTCGCTGAAAAGTATACTGAAACGAGTTCTCTCACACTAGTCTTTGCGACCGAGAGTTTGACCGAAGTTCCAAGCATATCTTCTGGCACCACTAACATTGATTGGCTATCTCACTATAACAGCGAGATCTCGCCAGATGGAGGATCAGTCACTTCTAAGTATGTGACTAAGAAGATTAACCTTTCTCGTTCATCTGACTTATTGAGGATCATGTTCTCGGCTCTCATCCCAAATGAAGCCGACGTCGAAGTGTATTATAAGACGGGTCAATCCATTGATTCTGAGTTTATTGGATCTAGATACTATAGAGCAGCTCCAACAAGTGCTTATAACAAGTCTGATATCAAATTTAATAACTTAACCTTTGACGTAGAAGGTTTAAATCCATTCAATAGCTTCATCGTTAAGATAGTGATGAAGTCTACGAATACCGCAAAGGTTCCAAAGATCAAAGACTTTAGAGTCATCGCGTGTGCAGTATGAACAAACTTCTTAAGGTAGAAAGCCACACATCTCTGGTTAGGGATGTTTCTTCTAACGCTATCATAAATACTAGCGAGAGCGAGTATGAAAGCTTCAAGAGAAGAAGAGAAGTAGCGCAAAGGCAAAAGATGCAGATAGAATCTCAGGTTAAAGAGATAGAGTCTATAAAGTGCGAGATAGGAGAGATCAAGACTCTCCTACTCCGCCTACTATCACAAGAAAAATAACGGAAGCGGTTTATGGCACAAAATATCTTAAGCCCAGTAAGAGTTGCAACTAATGAGAATATATCACTATCGCCTGTCGTCGGAAGAACGATAGACACCATATTGCTTGTCCAAGGTAATAGGGTATTAGTTAAAGCCCAAAGCAATCCAATCGAGAACGGAATATATGTAGTCCAATCAGACGGATCACTTTCACGAGCTACAGATTTTGCGGTAAACGCTACCCAATTAACTTTATCATCGGCTATAATTTTCGTTGAATCAGGTGCAATCTTTGCTGAAACTGGATGGATACTAGAGCCTGATACATTTACTGTCGGCACTAGTGCTATAACTTTTAAACGATTCACGATAAATGAAAACCTACAATCGTTAGTAGATGATGTCTTAAGCTATATCGTCTTAAGGCGAGAAAAGGGAAGTCCTTTAACTAATGATGAATTAGATAATAATTTTCTTTACCTTTCTAACTCAATTGAAGATAGAGTTAGAAAGGTAGACTATACTTCTGACGTTATAATAGCTAAGATTAAAGAGACGGCCACAAACGCAGCGCTTTTAGACGTCTATAGTGTAAGAGGAAAAACTATAGATGACACCGGCGGCGTATCTTTGGTCACCAAAGATACTGATGGAAAAGTAACCGCTGTTTCATTTAGTGGAAATCTGATAGGAAATGCGAATACTGCAACTTCTGCGTCTACTGCAGATTTGGCTGGAAACGTAACAGGTGTTATCGCTATTGAAAACGGCGGAACAGGGAGAACTAGTGCTTCCGAAGCACGAACTGCTCTTCAGGTAGTTCATAACAAAGGTGATACGATTACTGGAAAATTAGTGCTAGCAAAACCATCTGGTGATGATATAGCATTACTGAACGTAGGTTCAACAGAACCGCTAAACTCTGTTTCTGGAGATGTTTGGCTCAATGAATCAGGCCAAATGAGGTATAACAGGTCGGGTATCATCTACACTCTAGCAACTTTAAGCTCTCCTTCATTTACTGGTACTCCATCTGCACCAACTCCAGCTTCTAACAGTAACGATGATAGGATAGCTACTACCGCATTTGTGCAAGCATTAAAAGGTGGCTTAGAACTTGAGATCGCTTTGAAAGCAGATGCAGCAACTAGCTACACCAAGATAGAAACAGATGGCCTGTTAGCTCTTAAGGCAGACGCTGAAGACTTTTATACTAAAACTGCATCAAATGAGAGATACGCTCTTGCCATCGACGTTTATACAAAGAATGAAGTATACACGAAGGATACTATAGACTCTAGTCTGAACCTTAAAGCTAATTTAAGTGACGTATACACACAGAGTGATACGAACGATAAGCTAGCGCTTAAAGCAGATGCAAATGATGTTTACACGATACCTCAAAGCGACGCAAAGTTTGCAACGATTACCTATGTCGATGGGCTTCAAGATAAGTGGGGCACCTCTAAGAAGTTTGTTCAAACTGCCGAACCAACAGGAGCTGCTAACGGTGATTTCTGGTTTAAGATCTAATACACATGTCTAAACATTATTTAACGTACACGCCAGGTAGTTATTACAAGATTACCGCTGACCTCGATTGTTCAGTAAACGTAGAAGCTATCGGAGGTGGTGGAGGTGGTGGGTATCGTGGAGAATCTGATGCTTCACGACAGCTTATCTTTAGCTCGCTTAATCTTACCACTACTGCTGGATTCGGAACAGGATTTGGAACTCCTGGAATAAAAAGGGTAGTGGGTAGTGGATGGAAAACAAAGGGATATAACCAATTTACCACAGATTATTCTATATGGAAATGGGAATCTTATTTTTCTGATGGAGATCCTCCACAGTATGGGATAGCTCCAGTAAATGTTTTCGATATAACATTTACCGTAAATTTTCCTGCAGCAGGGCAATATATCATCACTACTGCTGTTGATGATGGTGGGTTCATAGAAGTGAATGGTATACCGAGGATTAATTTAGCTTGGTCCGTAGAAACTCCAGTCTCCACAGCTATAACTGTTCCCTCTTCTGGCAACAGACAAGTAAGGTTTTACGTCACAAACTATAATCGGTATTTTGCTGCAGCTTTTACTATAACACAGATACTTGCGCCGGTTGTAAACCAAGGTGGTAGTGGGTTAAGCGGGACTAAGGTAACAACTAACGGCATAAAACTTAGTAAAGATGAAGCACTCTACGCATTCGTAGGAGAAGGTGGAAAGGCTGCTACTGATGGTTTCTGGGGCAATGGAGGAGTATCCTTTCAAGGTTATAATGGTGGAAATGGCGGAAAAGCCTTTGGCCGAGGAGGTAACGGAGGAGGTGGTGGAGGAGCTACCTGTGTATGGAAAGCTTCTAAAAATGACCCATGGAGCTCTATATCTACCGGAGGCCTAGAAGAAACCTTTCGCCCAGGATTCTATGAAACTCCTGGTAACCTAATATACACTTCTGGTATCGTAGCACCCGGAGGAGGTGGAGGAGGTGGAGGCGGTTCATCTGGGGTTGCGCTATTTGATGGATCTAGATTACAAACATACCTCTATAAAAACCAACCTGTAGAAAGCGTTACGTGGAGCTCATATAACCAATTCATGAACCAATATGCTGTCGCAGCGGTTGGAAAGTTTTACACAAGTGGTTCGCACGACTTCTATAGAAGGATAAGCATCCCATCTTCTGATAACTATCGGGTATTCATAGCTGGAGATGATTATGTTTCGGTCTACTTAGATAATGTTCCATTGGTAGGAGGAGGAGCAAACTTCACAAGCAGTCAGACTCCAAACTATGTAGATAAGTATATAGAAGCTGGAGAGCATACGATATCAGCATACTATGAAAACTTTAGTAGCGTTGGTGCATGCGCCATCGCTATAACCAGAGTCAGTAACGGAGAAGTTGTCTGGAATACAAGGTCTAACTTAAACTCACAGATCCTTAGCACTGAGGTATTTGCGAAGTCTTACGGAGGAAGAGGGGTAAGTAACTCCTTTGAAGGTGGTGCTGGAGGCGGAGGAGGCGGAGGAAGTACCGGAGGAAGAGGTGGTACCTATCTTTACTCTAATTCTGCGACTGGTGGGTATAACGGTTCACGAGGATTTACTTGGCTTGGAACCGAACTTGGAGTCGGTGCATCAGGATTTGACACACCGATACTCTATAACGCAGTATCTTATGGTTCTGGAGGTAACGCGGAACAAGACGGCGTTAATGGTTTAGCTGTCATCGAATCTACAGGATCACTCAACGTGTATGTTAGAGATAATGGGCAATGGGTTCCAGTTAAAGAGATTAAATATAGAGAAAATGGATCTTGGACCAACGTTACAGAGGTTCAGGTAAAAGATAACGACACGCTAAAGAAGGTGTTTTCTTACGATAGCATTCCATTGACACAGACTACGATAGGCGTATCAGGTATCACCAGCTATAACGTTAGGGCATTATCTAACCCTCCAGTTTGGGAAAGACTTCCTCAGTCTCAACTCAAGCAAGTCATATCGATATCACAGAGTGACAGCTCTGGAGATTCATTTAGTGTGATATCATCGTCGACACAAACGTTTGACGATGGCTCTACCCTTACTACCACAACGTTTAGTGATGGAACCCAGTCTTTTAGCTCAACTGATGCACCATCAGATCCTCCTTCTTCAACGGATCCTATCGACGGAAACATCGGCGGAGGATGGTGATAAATATTAGAAGCAATTTAAGGAACGACACAACATGGCATTTCTAAGATTTAGGACAGCTTCTCCATCAGTACCGACAGCTGATGAAACACTTACTGGTGGCTTAACTTCTGCGCAGATAGATGGTAACTTTAAGTCTTTAAATGATACAAAGTTAGACAATGCAACTGACAGTCAACAGAACGCTTATTTTGGAGACATACACCTAATCGATGACATAGCTCCCAGTAACTATCTTAAAATCACAAATTCAGCAAACTTAACCGATGCTAGAACTCTTTCGATTGACGTAAATAACAATAATAGAACTATCACTCTTGCTGGTGATTTAAATGTACAGTCATCTGCTACAGTGAGTGGAATCAATACTGGTGATCAAATTAATATCACTGGAAATGCGAATACAGCAACTACTCTTCAAAGCGCGAGAGCTATCAATGGTACCACTTTTAATGGATCCGCTGATATAACTACCTCAAACTGGGGTGCGTCTAGATCTGTGACGATAGGTAGCACTGCAAAAACTGTTAATGGTTCTAGCAACGTATCATGGTCATTAGCTGAAATTGGTGCCGCAGTAGTGAATCAAACGATGTTTATTGGCACCACTCAAGTTGCTATCAATAGATCGTCTGGATCATTGGCTTTATCTGGAATTTCATCTATAGATGGTAGCGCAGCAACTTTCACTAGCACTACACAAAATTCACAATTTAACTCGATAGGAGTTGGAACTGCAGCTTCTGGTACCGCTGGTGAAATAAGAGCAACTAATAACATTACCGCGTATTATTCTGATGATAGATTAAAAACTAGGATTAGAAACATTGAAAATGCCTTAGAAAAAATAGTTTTATTAAATGGCTTTTATTATGAAGCTAATGAGACAGCTCAAGCGTTAGGTTATCAAAAGATTCGTGAAGTTGGTGTTTCTGCCCAAGAAGTACAAAAAGTTTTACCAGAAGTAGTTACTACGGCTCCTATAAGCGATGAATACTTGACTGTTAGGTATGAAAGGATGATACCACTCTTAATAGAAGCAATCAAAGAACTAAAAAATGAAATTGAAAACTTGAAGAGAGGATTTAAGTAAAATGCCAATCTCAGCAACAGGAGCAGTTTCATTTCAAAATCTTCAAACAGCTTTTGGAGGTTCTAATCCTATTACGTTAGGTGAATATTATAATATAGGTAACTTTACTACCAGTGGGTCATTGCCCACTGGTAGAGGGTATTTTGGTCCTGGTGATACAGGCACTTCTGGTGTTCCAAATATAATAGAAAGATTAGAATATACCACAGAAGCTATATCTCAAATATCTGCAACAGTCCCAACAAACAGGCAAACATACGCCGGCGTTAATTCAATCAATAGAGGTTATTTTTGTGGTGGAGCAGATAGCGCAGAGCGAAATAAAATAGATGGATTAAATTTTTCAAATGAAACGTCTTTTAGTTTGACTGCAGTTCTTTCTCAAGCTAGAATATTTCCAGCAGGAGCCAGCTCTGTTCATAAAGGATATATTGGAGGCGGATCAAATCTTGCAGTAACTGTACACTATAATGTTATAGATGGGTTAAGATACAGCGACGAAACTTGTAGCGCAACATCTGCTACTCTTGCCCAAGCCAGAACATTTTTAGCTTCTGTTCAGTCTATAAGTACAGGATACTTTGCCGGAGGACAGACGGCTACAACATTAGTAAACGAAATCGACGGTATTAAGTTTTCCAACGAATCTTCAGTAAATCCTTCCGCTGCATTAACTAGTACTAGAGTATTTCTTGTAGGAGCTAGCGGGCATGAGAGAGGGTACTTTGCTGGCGGTCAGGTTACTAATGTAATAAACTCTTTGAATTTTTTAAATGAAACCTCTACGTATCACGATATAACACTTTCAGTTTCAAGAGGCAGACTCGGAGCAGCATCTTCTCAAAGTAATGGTTATATTGCTGGTGGATCGACTAGTTCTGGCGCTATAGTATCTTCTAATGTTATAAATGCAATAAATTTTAGTTTACACTCAATCAGGACACTAAGTTCTGGCTTATTAACGGCTCGTGCCAATATAGCCGGATTTAGCTCAGCGTATCAATATCCAGGACCTACAGGATTAAGCCCTAGTGCAAAAACTACTCAACTATCTATCAGTCAGTTCAGAGGGGTAATCAATTATAAAGGTTATTTTGCTGGTGGATATACTGGAAGCTATACAAATGTGATTAATTCTTTGAATTTTTTAAACGAAACCACTACTACTATATCTTCAGTATTGCCATCTAGCTATGATCAGGGCTCTGGTATTTCAAATACCACTAATGGATATTTTTGCGGAGGAACTAGTTCTAGAAGTACTATAGTAAGAGTTAGATTTAATGATGAGGCTACTTCTAATATATCGGCCACATTGAGCATAGGTAGAAGAACAATGGCTTCTGTTTCTAGTTCTACTAGGGGATATTGTGCTGGGGGTTTTTCTACTGCAGATAGTAATATAATTGATGGCTTACAGTTTTCAGATGAAACAGCTATAAATCCATCCGCAACACTAGTTACAGCAAGAAGAGCCCCTGCAGGTGTTAATAGTGCTTTTAATGGCTATTTTGGGGGAGGTAATATAGGCGGCTTTACTTATTCTAGTGAGATTGATGGTCTACAGTTTTCAAATGAAACAGCTATAAATCCAGCAGCAGCATTGGCTACGGCTAGACAAGAACTGGCCGGAGTTTATAGCACTACTTTTGGATATTTTGGCGGCGGTAGAACATCTTCCAGCGACGTTAGTGAAATTGATGGTATAAATTTTAATACTGAAGCAGCTATAAATCCATCTGCAGCACTGTCTTTAGCCAGAAATAATCTTGCGGCTGTTTCTAGCTCTACAAGAGGATATTTTGCTGGTGGAGCACCTGTCGGAAATAACTATAGTACTGAAATCGACGGCATACAGTTTTCAGATGAAACAGCTATAAATCCGTCAGCAGCACTATCTCCTGGAAGAAATAGTCTTATGGGATTAGAATACAAAAAGTTTTTGGATCAATCTCTAAATACTTTTTGGAAAACGATAAAAGGATATTTTGGTGGTGGATTAGTTAGTAGTTCCCAAAGTTATATTGATGGGATTAACTTTTCAAATAATACCACAATAAATCCGTCTGC